AGTTGGATATAGTCCATCACTCAATGAAAATCTAAGAGCTACAGGGAAATCAATTCTATCTATACCCACCTTCTCAAAGTCTAGAGGATAATACACATTATCTAAACAAATGTGCACTCTCTCATCTGTACTCATCTCAGAGAACTGAAAGTGTGTATGTCTAGAGATAACAAAATCATTGGTGATCGTAGAATCATCTGGTACATCAAAATATACACTCTCGAAATAGCACAATTGCTCTTTAATCTTCTTACGAAATTGCCATGCATCTTGATATCTAACAGGAATAATGATTTTTACACCATTAACCTCTGTTGTAGGCATTTCATATAAAAGATCGATAGTGTTTACATCTTCTCCTTCATACATCATATACTTACGTTCCATACCATCTTTTCTACATACGAAGTAAAAGCTACTAGAATATGCAAGAGGTGCTTTGAAACCTAATCCCATCATACCAAGCTCAGTGTTACTTTCACGCTTGGTAGACTTACCATACTTACTGATAATGTTTTTTACATCATCAGCATCAAGACCAATACCAAAATCCTCTACACAAAACTCATAGTTACTTGCTGCAGATGCTTTGAATGATACAATGATAGGAGTGTCCACTCCAGCTCTTCTGTGGCTATCTAGTGCATTGGATGCACATTCTCTAATAGCAGAACCTATGTCATCAGAATATAAATTCTTACTTAACATCTGCATCAATACCTGTGCAGAATCTAAGTCTAGTGACATTCCTATACTTTCTTGTGATTGTCCTTCTGTTAGGACATTGCTTTCTGTCTGTTTTTCTAATATCATCTTTCTAGTTTTAAATTGTTTCTCTTTTGATCAACCAAAGACCTCTATAATTAAGATCTAGGTATATTGTTCTAATTGGTTTTGTATCACTTAAGTCATTTATGTTCAAGACTTCCACTTTAGTGCTACTATAGTGTCCACCCCAAGTTCTATTCTTAGCTGGAACAAGAGGTCTTATGATTTTTATTCTTCTAAGATCACTACCACATCCATAAATAACTTCATCACCTACAAGTAGGTTGTCAATTTTAATAATTTGATTTTCCATGTTTTCTAGTTTTTAAAAGGGTGCATCAATGTCTACCCACTGAACGCTAAACCCATTGTTTTCTTCTAATAATCTATTCACTTTAACAAACACACCTTCTGTATCCCATTCTGTTCCTTTGTATGAAGCACTAGCTGGATGACTAATTTCAAACACATGTGTAAATATACCTGTGTATTTTTTGTATCTAGCTGCGTCTTTACCAAGAAATATAATTGGCACACCTAAGTGGTTTATAATTTCCTCAAACAGATATTTCATAAATGGTTCCCATATTTCTATGTGAGAACCTGCTTTATTCATCTCTGTTGTCAATGCTGCATTAAGCATTAGTACACCCTGGTTAGCTAAGAAGCTTACATCTGGGTTTTGTATAATACTCAAATTTAATCCATTATAGAATTCTCTCTCTATAGCTCCATAGAATTGACTCAATGAAGGTTGAATCTGTTCTGTGACAGAACAACCCATAAGTAATCCATCTGCTACAGGAAGATCATTCTTAAATGTATGATAGGGACACATCCCTACCATTACCACTTTAAGATCATCTAGTGATGTTTCTTTAAAGCATCTCCATACATGCATAGATATAGGAGCAACCTTCTTGCCTCTCTTACTCTCTGCTTTTAGGAATGCATAAATCTTATCACACTGTTCACTCTCAATGAATGGTTTCATCTTAGCATGCCAAGATGGATGAAACTGATGTTTAAAATTATCCCAATTCATATTAATTCTCTTTGTGTTAAATATTTCTCAATTGTTTTTAGTCCATGTATGCGTGCTAGATCAGCCCAATCTTTAATTCCTTCATCTAGATAGATTCTAGGTACATTACAATACTCAAACCCAAACTTTTCAGTTATCAGTTGAGAATTCTTTACACCAGTTTCATCACTATCGAAGCTTAATATTTGGACATCAGAATTTTCCTTAATGTACTCAACGTTCTCTTCAGAGAAACAACCAAGTCCTTCATTCTGCACAGCACAACAACATGGAAATACTTTTTTCATCACCATGTAATCCTTCTTACTCTTATTGATGAACGCAACATCACAATCTCTGATGTCTTCTAGTCCATCCATCATGGTAATAGGCACATTATTAGGCATCCACTTATTCTTTTTGTCTGCAAATGGTCTATAAATCTTCCAATGTCCTTCATATAGATAACCAAACCTCAACTCTGTATCCTTTATAGGAAACTTCTGTTTGTTGAGATAGACAGTATCTATTGAATATACATTGTTAGCTCTAAGATCATCTATGTCTTGATAATACCCATTCCAATATGCTAGTTCTTCGTTAGTAAACTTTCTTGTTTTCACTTGAATGAAATACTCACGTTTAGATGTAGCAGTTGGTTGTGCATAATCAGCAACAATCCTCTCGTAATCTTTTGTAGAGGACCCAGATACAATCCCTAGATCGAAATCTCTATCAATCATCATCAATGCTTCAATCAATGGTATATTGAAAAGCATCATCACAAAGTTAAAGCATCCACCTTTCTTGCTGGAATCTCCAAAATCTATGAAGTTTAATGATCCTCCCCTATATCCTATGATGAATGAAGGGTGTTTCTCGTTTCTAAAAGGAGAATAAGTAACTGTATTAATCTTCCAGTTCTGGTGAGGCATATACATCTTGTAAATATCATATTCAGATATCTTGTTCAGTACATTCTCACATGTTAATTTTATTCTCTTTGTTCCTTGTATCATAGCTCTAAAAATAAAAACCCTCACCATTTCTGATGAGGGCTCCTACCGAATTAATAATTAATTAATAATCATCCCCATCATCAGATATAAATGCATCAGAAGCCACTAGGTTATCATCTGTATTATAATCTTGGAGATCTTTTAGGATGTAATAGTCTTTACAACCATACTCTCCTATAACGTTCACAACAAACTTCTCATGTGTTTTCAAATCACGAGGTTTCTTGTTCTTAAGATCAGCTTGTAATCTCTTATTACTATAATCAACAAGTCTAAATTGTTTAAGAGATCCTCCATAAAGGAATGCTTTGTTGTAGATACCTTGGTATTCTTTAGATTCTCCATCACGTTCTTTAACGATCACAGTAGCTAATGCACCAATTGTACCACACCATTCACCATCAATTTGGTCTTTGATATCTTTAACATTACCTCTCATAAGTTTCTTCCACTCCAATTGTAATGTAGTAGATGCTTTACGATAGTCTAGCTCAGCTAACCATGTACGCATGAAATTATAAAGATCTTCCTCACCTGTATATGCTACACGATAGTCTCTATCTTTAGCAAACCAATCAGCAAGATCATTTTCATCAGCAGCCCAAGTACACATACCAACAGAATTGATATATTGTTTCTTAGTACCATCTTTATTTTCTCTCTCCTTGTCTTCTAGAAAGAATGACACCTTGAATTTGTCTTTGTTCTTAACTTCTTCTAGCCAGAAATCAACACGTAGATAGTTATTACCATCTTTTGTCTCACCTAAATACTCAGCAGCTTTGCTATCTTCTTTAAGTTCCATTCCTAGAATATCTTTAAATTCTTCTGCTGTTGGGTTAACAGCAACTACGTTTGCTTCAAACAAACCAACTTTCTTTCCGAAATCACTATTTCCTGTGCTTTCTCTCTTTGTTCCTCCGATACTACTCATTTTAATTTAATTTTAGTTATAATATTCATTTAATGTGTCCACTACTAATTGTAAGTCATTTGGTATTCTTAAATCACTAAACATTCCTTCAGGACTTTTTGCAGGCATTTTCTTGTAACGATTGGTTATGAAGCTATATGTAGCACCATCTTTTGTTTCTTCTACATTAGTGTAAAGACAAACAGTTAATAGTCCTTCTAGCAAAACTTGGTTATCAATCATCTTACCTGCAGTTTTGATTTTGTATCCTATAATCTCTCCACCATCTTCTACAGTTTCTGGGTGAGTGAAATAGAAAACTTTAATGTCATCACGTAATTGTCTAGCTGTTCTAAACAGATCAACCATATCTCTAGCCATAACGCTAAACTTGGTAAACCCTACTTCAGTTGCTTTAGCCACTATATTGAATCCCATAATGTAATTAGAGTCTTCGATAATAATGTTCTTAATGTGAGGAGCTTTTTCAGAAATAGTCTTTAACAAACGAGTGATCTCATTTGCATCATCTACTTCCTTGTAATTCTTGTTTTCTGCGTTGTAAAGCTTTTCAGATCCTTTGAAAGGAAGTTCTTTCTTTGCAACATTAATGATGTACGTTTCTTCTGGATTTAGGTGTTTGATACTAGTTGATTTACCTGTACCTGTAGCACCAACAATCCCTACTAATTTACTTGCCATTGTTTTTTGCTTTAATTATTAATATTTAGTTTTATTCTATAAAGATACAACAAATTCTCAACAAAGTCAAGTATTATATGTATTTTATTTTGTTTGTGTCAAAGAATTCTAATGCTTTCTGCAACCACTTAAGTTCTGTAGGTTCTGTGGTGCTGACAATATAAATGTGTGCTTTCTTATCAGGAGTATTATACTCCATGGCCATACATCTATTTATCTTTTGAGCTAGATTCTCTGCATTACTATCAAAATAGTTTATGATCACCTTGTTAAGAGGTTTATACGTTACACCTGTATTACCAATCTTCACAACAGCAAGGTGATTACCTTTACCTTCAGCAAAATCCTCAAAGAGTTGCTTCTCAGTTGATTTGCTATGATAGGAAGGAATTCCTAGACTGTCAGCTATCTTGGTAACACCACAAAACACTAACACTCTCTCATCAGCATGTTTCTCTAGCAACGCTCTTGTTGCTTTCACCTTGGCCAATGATGATTGTATTAGTCTCATTCTAGCTAAACGCATAAACATTGTATCAGATCCACTATTCTGCAGTTTATTAATCACCCAAGTGAGTGCTTCAAACTGTTTCTTTTCAGTCTTCTGTTTACCTTTGTAATCCTGCATTGTTATGTTATCTAATGGCACTCTAATAACATGGATTTCATAATCTACAATAACTCCTTCCTCAATTGCTTTTTCAATTGGATAGTGAGCTATTACATGAAGATCTAATTCTTCTTCAAGGGTTCGTTCTGTCCAACTGGATAATGTTCCAGTAAGACCAAGGATCTGTCCATTAACATCGAACAGGTCCTTACACACTTCTATTTGAGCCTCGCTCAATAGATGTATCTCATCAATGATTACAACATCAAAGCTTAAATCAGCATACTTCTTTAATGATAGATGTGTAGTGTATGTGACAATGCTGTCATCAAACCCTAGTTCATCAAAATCAGCTTGCCAAGCATCTCTAATCTTATTATCTGGATAAGCAATCAATATGCTCTCAGGTTTAAGCTTAGCTAAAGCATGTATGCTAGTTCTAATCTTACCAAACCTTGGACATAAGTTCAATATGCCATACTTACCATGCTTTAACCATGTGTCAGCAAACTCTTTCTGCCTTTTGTCTCTTATTGTCATGTTATTTTACATTTTCTAATGGGTAAGCATTTAAAATACTTTCTGAGCAAGGTCTCCATTCAACATCATTTACTGTTATTGTTGTAAATCCAGAGGTTCCTGGTTTATTGGCCTTATTATCATAGCTTGCTAATTTAGCACCATAACTAGCAGCTTCTAAAGCTGCTTGTACATGGAGTTTAGCAAATTGAGTCATTAAATCTAAAGTTTTACCATCTGATTTATATTTACGAACAAAACTCATATAAAAGTCTAATGCTGTTGGTACTTCGTTTTCTTCTTGTGTCATTATTTAAGGAAATATGATTTGTTAGTAATAGATTCATAATCACTGTCTGTGATGTCTTTCTTTCTAGGGAGCTCTTTGAACATACCAATGTTTTTTATTTTTTAAATGTTGGATCATAATTTTCAATACCTCGTAAATAGGCATCTTTTAATTCTTGTCTTTCCATTTCTAAAAAAGGAGCTATGAACTCATCATAGGATACAGGTTTGTTCTTTCCTGTTTCTTCATAATTTTGCCAATCTTTTTGCCATTGTCTAAATGCAATTCCTAATTTTGCTACTGTTGTCATGATTTTTATTTGTCTTAAACATTAATAATACTTCCACACAAACCCTTTGTGTGTTTTTCTTTTACCTTTACAGCAACTAGATATGTGTCCAGTTGAAAGTTCAGGAGAATCTCTACATGCATCAGCAGCTGAATCATGTATCTTTACAAGGTTCATATCAAGATCATATTGGGCAACTTTTATTTTGTTAGCCTCTGCTATTTTTTGATAAGTTTCTTTTGGTATAGGATTAGCTTTCATGTATTGACTTCTCTTATTACAAAACTCTTCAGACATTTTTCTATTTTTGTTTGCCTTTGATATTTTGTCTTTTGCTTCTTGAGAATGAGTCTTGTTATAAAAAGCATTTTTTTCTCCCTTTCTTTCTTTTGACATTAATAATTTTGATTTTTCTGAATGATTGAAACCTATTAATCCTTCTCCACCATCAGTATGATTTTTTAAATCAAATCCCCAAGCTTTGAATAATTCAATATAGAATATTTCTAATCTAACTAAATCTTCTTCAGAAGAAGAGTCCAACTCTTCAATCAATGGTATTAATCCTTCAGAAGTTAATTTACTTATCCATTTACAGATCTTTCTATTGTGCCTTTTACTGTCTCCAATATGACCATGTAGTCTAGTTTCTAACGTATTGATTGTTTTACCTACGTAAACAACTTTTTTGGTTATAGGATGTGAGAGTGTGTAAATGATACCTGTCTTCATAATATAAAATTTTATTACAAAGTTAAGGTATCTTTTACAAACTACCAAATATTATTCAATAAATTTTATCTAAGAAACCAAGTTTTATTAACAACTGATCCATAATCTGCATCAGTCATATCTTTTTTCCTATTTAATTCCTTGAACATTCCAATCTGGCCTAAGAAACCAAGACCAATACGCACATCATCTTCTCCATAAGAATTCTTGATTAGTCTCAAGCTTCTGAAATACTTAGCTCCATAATCATCTTTTAACTTATCTAGGTCATAACCTGATGGGTCTGCCACCTTGTATCTCATAGGGTCAAATAATGCCATAACAACATCAGCATCATTCTGTGTTGCTGAGCTGTCTGCAAAATCTTCTAGCTGAGGTTCTACATCTCCATTCTTTATCCTAGAAGGATTAGAGATGTCACGATTGAACTGTGAGACCACTACAGGACTATATCCATAGAAGTCTCTAGCATATCTCAGCTCATCAGACATCTTATCAATAGCTTGTTTCTTGGTAGGTTGAGCAGTTGTTAGTTTTAGAAGACCAATGTGATCTATAACCACCATAGTTATCTGACTTGGATCATCTGGGACATATATCTTGTTCCATTGATCTAGTTGCTCAATCTTACCATTCTGTAGTGCATAGTCTTTTAGTTCTTTAGCTATACCTACAGGGTTCTCTGGACCATCAATGATTGTAACGATTTCACTTAGTTGTTCTACATAATCTCTGTAGTATAGAAACAAGTCATGTTCATCTTTAGTCATCTTCTCAGTCCAACCAAGTAGCTTACCTACAGGAATAATAATACCCTGGTCTAGAAATATCTTACGAGATACCCACTTGGCCATCTTGTAAGTTCTACTTCTCTCCATGGACCTATACCACACTTTCACCTTAATACCTGAAGCTAGGCCTTCTTTAGAAAGAGCCCAATCAACAGGATTAAGAACAAAAGCATCATCAATGAATGATGTCTTACCTGAACCTGTCAAACCACCTACAAGATAGTACATACTCTTACGAATACCTACATATCTGGTAAGCCTATCAAATCCCATAGGGATTCCTCTGTTTAGATCATTGAGACCTTTCTCAACCTCTGCATTTAATAGTTCAAAACTCATATGTCTGTACCTCCTGTTGGTTTTTGTGGTGCTACATCTATTGTAGCTCCATCATTAATTAGTTCAATGAATGGTTCAAATGTTCTCTGATTCAAATACACTACTGATCCCTGCATAAATGTAAGTCTATTACTATTAGTAGCAACAGACGCTTCTTTCTTCTGTAAGATTTCATAATTCAAAGCAGCTATAAGCTGTTGAGCTGTATATTCTCCTTCAAGTATTATTTTATCAAACTTCAATCTGCAGTCATCTTTGTATAGTCTAAGAGATCTAGTACCCTTAAAGGATTTTCCCTTATACTCAAATGAATCAGTACCTGGATAAGTCTTCCACCATTCTTCAAAATCTGTTGTTGCAGGTCTTTTCTTTATAATTCTTGCACCACCCTTAGTGTTCATGAATTGTAAGAGATCTCTACCTGCTGTTGTAAGCTTGTCATCAGTGGTTATCAATCCTTTTCTTATTAAAGAATGATAGACAGAACCAATCTTCATACTTCCATCACATAGTGGG